GGCCAAATTTATTTAAAGTATCGATTAAAAATACACCCAAAACTGCTCTCTCTATTACTGCAGAGGAGCAAATTTTAATTAAAGCTACTTCAATTCCAGAATCAACAATTGCTGTACAACCTATAAATTATGGTGGAAGACCAATTAATTATTCTGGATTTAGAACTTATGCTAACTGGTCAACTACTATCATGAACGATGAAGATTTTTCAATAAGAAATAGAATCCAAGAATGGATGAGACAAATTTCTGGTAGGTTAGACGGTCAAAGAAATAAAACACACGGTGCTTATGTGAATGCAGCCGGTGGTTATAATGAAGGTGTCGGTACTGTCATTCAAGTCAATAAAGATGGTAGTGATGGAGAAAGTTACACAATGAAAAATCTTTGGCCAACGTCTATTGCATCAATGCCAGTAGATTGGAGTGTTGATGGAATGATGTCTTTCGATGTTGAATGGTGTTACGATAGTTGGACACATAATTAATTTATAGAAACAGATAAATGAATGGCTTTCGCACTTTCAGAATTCAAATCAAATCTAAGGGGAGGTGGTGCAAAGTCATCTCTCTTTCATGTCAATCTTAACTTTCCTGCTGCACTCAATCCAACTGATGGGCCTCCTGGCTTAATACCAGTTGATACATCACAATTCCTAATACAAGCAGCATCTATCCCAGCAAGTACAATTACAACATATGATGTATTTTATCACGGAAAAGCAATAAAAGTTGCTTCAGATAGAACTTTTGCGACGTGGGAAACTACTATTATAAATGATGAAGATTTTGGAGTGAGGAAAAAAATAGAAAAATGGATGAATTTACTCTCAAACCCCGAACTAAATACTAGAAGTGGAGACATAACTAAGGTAGGTGTAAAAAGAGAAGGTGAAAATGCCGGTTATAAACAAGATATAAGTGTTACTCAATTTGGTAAAGACGCTAGCAGTTTAGAAACGTATAAGTTTATAGGAGCATTTCCAACTGACTTATCCGCGATCACTCTTGATTGGTCAGCTGGAACTATCGAAACTTATAGTTGCACTTGGAGTTATGATAGGTGGGAGAATTAAAATTATATGAAAAATTACAATAGGAGAATAAATTATGGCTTTTGAAATATTTGGTTTCAAAATTGAAAGAAAGAATCAAGGAGCACCAAACGCAAATGTTCCAGCATTTACTATGCCGGAAAATGACGATGGTTCTATGATGGTATCTGGAGCTGGTGCTTACGGTACCTCTCTGGATTTAGATGGTCAGTATAAAAGTGAAATTGAACTGATTCTAAAATATCGTGAAATGGCTCAAACATCTGATTGTGAAATAGCAATAGATAATATTATCAACGAATCAATTGTAATAGATGATACACGGAATCCTGTTGATATTATCCTTGACAGAACAAATTTATCCGTTGGAATCAAGAAAAAAGTAACCGATGAATTTCATACAGTATTGGATTTGTTGAATTTCAATAATTTTGGTTACGATATTTTTCGCAGGTGGTATGTAGAAGGTAAGTTATACTATCATATTATGATTGATGAGAACAATCCAAATCTTGGAATTGTTGAACTTCGTAGTTTAGATGCTACAAAAATCAAAAAAGTAAAACAGATTAATCAAAAAGATACTGCTGACCCAAAGAAAAAAGAAGTAAGTGTCAATTCAATGTTCAACTACAATGAATCTGGATTGGGAAATAGAACATCCGATGGTGTATTAATTTCGGGTGATAGTATCGCATACTCTACTTCTGGTTTACTTAATCCTACAAAAACTGGTGTATTATCTTATCTCCACAAAGCAATCAAACCACTCAATCAACTCCGAATGGTAGAAGATGCTATTGTCATCTATCGTATCTCACGAGCTCCTGAACGAAGGATTTTCTACATTGATGTTGGTAATCTACCTAAATTAAAAGCAGAACAATATATTCGTGACATTATGACACGATATAAAAACAAACTGGTTTATGATTCGACTACTGGTGAAGTCAAAGACGACAGACGACATCAATCAATGTTGGAAGATTATTGGTTGCCTCGTAGAGAAGGTGGTAGAGGAACAGAAATCACTACACTTCCAGGCGGAGAAAACTTAGGTCAATTGGAAGATGTGGAATACTTTCAAAAGAAAATGTACAAGGCAATGCACGTTCCTGTATCTCGACTAGAGGCTGACTCTGGTTTCTCTTTGGGGAGAGAAAGCGAGATTACTAGGGACGAGCTTCTTTTCAGTAAGTTTATTGGTAAATTACAAACAAGATTTGCAATGCTTTTTGGCGAAATACTAGAAAAACAATTAATTTTAAAAAATATAATTACTTCTGAAGAATGGTCTCAAATAAAAGACAGAGTTCATTATAAGTTTGAAAAAGATCATTACTATACAGAATTCAAACAACAAGAAACATTGACTCAGAGAGTTGATCTTGCCAGAAACATGGAAGAATATGTCGGTAATTATTATTCTAGAGAGTATTTTAGAAAGAATATTCTAAGACAGTCAGAAGAAGAGATAAGATCCGAAGATGCACAGATAGAAAAAGAGAAAAAAGAGGGTGACTTTGATGGTGATATGACTATTGATGACATTTAGAGTGTCATAATGTTTATAAATATTAATAGATAATTTTTTGGAGATAAAAATGGCAGAACAACCAGTACAAAAAGAATTTAAAGCTGTAGACATTGTAGATTTTGCAATGAGTGCACAACCAATAAAAGTAAACGATGCCTTTGATTCAATCATAGCAGATAAAGTAATGAGTTCTTTGGCAACAAGAAAACAAGAAGTTTCTGCTAGTATGTTTCAAGATAAAGTAGAAGTTCAACCAGAAGTAGAAGTTCAATCTGAACCTCAACCAGAAGTAGAAGCACAACCAATGGAGACACAATGAAACTATTAGCAGCAAAAACTGCCACAACTGAGACCGAATTAAGTTTGGGCAAAGCAACATCTGTTGCGGTTTACGCATCTGCGATTTCAATCATTTCAGTAGTTGAAAATGATGGAGAAGAGGGAGGAACGAGCGGAACAGTTCAAGGTTCTATCACTGTTCCTGCAGGGTCAGTAACAATAATTAATAAAGATCCTGACCAATTTATACTAGCAAATGTAACAAACGGAACGTACACAGTAGTAGCGTCAGCTGGTATATAATGAAATCGTTTAAAGATTTACAAAATGAACTAGTATCACTAAAAGAAGATGGTCATACTGATGTCGCAAGTGCAGTCAGACAATGTAAGATTGTCATAGAAGACGCAGCTCAAATATTGAAAAAACTACAGAGTATGGATTCAGAAGAATCTTTACCTACTTGGTGGTCTAATAAGATTGCGATAGCATCGAATAGTTTCAATAAAATGAGAGACTATCTATTAGTTCCAAGCACAGAGTCGGTCAACGTTAAGGAAGATGTTATTGACCAGTTAAGAAGTATAGTAAAAAAGAAAAAAGAATCGGATATAACTTTCAAATCTGGAACATCTGTACCAATTGATGCAGATTCAGCAAAAACTATTCTGAAGACATTCGATTCACTAAATAGTAGTAATAAGAAAAAAACACAAGATAACATGAACAAAGATACAAAATCATTCATGAAAATCTTAGATTTTGCATTTAATAACAAAGGGTAAACAAAATGAAACTAATTTGCGAGTTACAAGAAGCCGTGGATTATGAACTAATTGAAGCAAGTTCCGATAAACCTAAGCAGTATTTTATCGAAGGTATTTTCATGCAATCGGAAACGAAAAATAAAAACGGAAGAATATATCCTTTGGAAGTTCTTGAAAAAGAAGTAAAACGTTATGTGAAAGAATATGTTGAACCAAAACGTGCATTTGGAGAGTTAGGTCACCCTGACGGACCAACTGTTAATTTGGATCGTGCTTCTCATATGATTACTTCTTTGGTAAAAGAGGGGTCTAATTTCGTTGGTCGAGCAAAAATACTCGATACACCAAACGGAAAGATTGTAAAGAGTTTTATTGATGAAGGTTGCAAATTGGGTGTTTCCTCAAGGGGAATGGGAACTTTGAAATCAGAATCAAAAGACAAAGCACAAATCGTTCAAAACGATTTTTTTCTTGCAACTGCAGCAGACATTGTTGCTGATCCATCCGCTCCTAATGCTTTCGTTGAAGGTATTATGGAAGGTAAAGAATGGGTTTGGGATAATGGATTACTCAGAGAACAAGATATAGAAAGAGCAAAGAAAAATATTGAAGCAGCTCCTTCAAAGCAACTTGAAGAAATTAAGTTGAGAGAATTCACCAAATTAATGTCTAATTTATGATTATTATAAATATTAACTAGAACCAATTACTATAAATTTTTAGGAGTTTCAAATGAGTAACGAAGAAATTACAAACCAAGATGAAGTTCTGGAAGAAGTAGAACAACAGGATGAACTTGTTGAGACTCCAGAAATACAAGGGGAAGCAGTGCAAGAAGAAGAAATAGTTGAAGAAAAAATAGAAGAAGTTAAAATGCCTTCTACTAAATCGGGAATGATTAAAGCTCTTTTTGATGCTGTTAATGGTATGAAAAAAGAAGAAGTTACCGCTAAATGGAAATCTTTAATGGATGTTGCTGAAGCAGAAGACTTAGGTGGACCAACTCCAGCTGATTCCGATAACGAAAAAGATGAAGTCGGCAAAAAGAAAAAGAAGATGAAAGCATCTGACCTTCCAGAAATCAATGTTAAAGAAGACATTGAAGCATTGGTTCAAGGTGAAGAACTTTCCGAAGAATTCAAAAGTAAAGCTTCTACGATTTTTGAAGCAGCTGTTTATCAAAAAGTTATGGAACTTTCTACACAAAAGACTGAAGAACTGGAAGAAGAATATACCAAGAATCTTCAAGAAGAAATCATTACTTTTAGAGATGAATTGACAGAAAAAGTTGACGGATACTTGAACTATGTTGTTGAAGAATGGATGAAAGAAAACGAACTTTCCCTCGACAGTTCACTTAGAAGTGAAATTACAGAAGAGTTCATTGGTGGATTGAAAGGTCTATTCCAAGAACATTACATCGAAGTTCCAGAAGAAAAAGTAGACATGGTTGAAAACTTATTTGACCGCGTTGAGGAATTAGAAACTAAATTAAATGGCAAAATCGAAGAGAACGTTAAAGTTACAAACGAACTTAACGAATATCGCAAAAATAAGATTGTCGAAGAAGTTAGCAATGACCTTGCTGATACACAATCCGAAAAATTGAAGACACTTACAGAAGGTGTTTCAATGGAAGAAGGCGATGTCGAAGATTTTGAAAGTAAAGTAAAACAGATTAAGGAAAGTTATTTCCCTAGTCAAGTTAAAAAGGATGAAGTTATTAGTGAAGAAGGTGTTAGTTCAGAAGATCAAGAGGAAACTCCTGTTAAGATGAATAACATAATGGAAGCATATAGCCACGCTATTGCTCGTAATTAAATATTACAATTTTTTTAATCCATATTAGGAGTTAAATAATATGAAACTCGCAGAAAATTTAAATGAAAAGTGGGCGCCGGTTCTAGACCATCCAGATCTTCCAAAGATCACAGATAGTCACAAACGTGCCGTTACCGCTATGTGTCTTGAGAACACAGAATATCAATATGCTCAAGATCAACAAATGCAAGGTCAATCTGGTTTATTGTCGGAAGCAACACCAGTTACAATCAACGCTCTGACATCCACTAACCCATCTTTGGGTGGTGTTGCTGGTAATTCAGTTCAAACAGCAGCGTTCAATTTTGCAGATCCAGTTTTGATCTCTATGGTTCGCCGTGCAATGCCTCAGTTAGTTGCATATGACGTTTGTGGAGTTCAACCAATGTCAGGACCAACAGGTCTTATTTTCGCACTCAAGAGTCGTGTTAATACAATGGGTGGAGCTGAAATGCCTGGTGTTAATGCTGATACAGTCGCAAGTGAATCTGGAACAGCTAATAGTGGTGATACAGTCAAGACGCCTGGTCTTTTGATCACGGGTACTGACGGAACTGGTCAAACAGGAACAGAATTTGCTGCTTCAAGTGCTCTGGAAACAGACGGTGGTGAAGGTGATATTGCTGGCCAGATGTCATTCTCAATTGAGAAGATATCCATCGCTGCTGGAACACGTGCTCTCAAAGGTTCGTATTCTATGGAATTAGCACAGGATTTACGTGCTGTTCATGGATTGGATGCAGAAGCAGAACTTGCTAACATTCTTTCTAGTGAAATTCTAGTTGAGATCAACCGTGAAGTAATTCGTAAGATTTACATAAACGCTGCTGTTGGTGCTCAAATTGGAACAACAACTGCTGGAATATTTGACCTTGACACCGATTCTAATGGTCGTTGGATGGTTGAAAAATTCAAAGGTCTGATGATGCAGATTGAAAAAGATGCTAACCAGATTGGAAAAGACACACGCAGAGGAAAAGGAAATATCCTTATGACCTCTTCAGATGTTGCTTCCGCACTTCAAATGGCAGGAATGTTGGATTATGCTCCATCAATGAGTACTGACATTAATTCAGATACATCATCTTCTACGTTTGCTGGTGTTCTTAATGGTCGATATAAAGTTTATGTTGATCCTTATGCTGATGCTCACGCACAAGAGTTTTACTGTGTTGGTTACAAAGGTGATTCTCCGATGGATGCTGGTGTTTTCTACTGTCCTTACGTTCCATTGCAAATGGTTCGTGCAGTTGATTCCGCAAGTTTTCAACCACAGATTGCTTTCAAAACACGTTATGGTCTAGTTGCAAACCCATTTGCAGAAAATGCAAGTGCTTCAACTGGTCGTATTACTGGTGACTTGACAGCCAATCCTCACTTGAACGTTTATTACAGAAAAGCTTCAATTTCAAACTTGATGTAATTCGTTCCCTACATATAGTAGGATTTCAAAAGGGAGTAGAGAAATCTGCTCCCTTTTTTTGTTTGTAGTCATTTTCTTGTGAGAATAAAATGTTGATAGTGATTGGTAATGGAACTTCTAAAACCATTTCTGACGTAAATCTTTTTAAAAACCATACCACATACGGTTGTGATTACATTCACAAGAGATTCATTCCTGACAATCTAATTAGTGAAAATATCCAAATTCTTGTCGAACTTGTCACTAACGGATACACCAAAGAACACGTTTGCCATTTTAAAAATTTTACTCTTATTCCAAGTTTTCATTATGACATGATGAAACAATCTACGGATAAGAGAATGAAGATTGCAGAGAACGAACCACCCACAGAAAATTTTATACAATTTGCTCACGAAGGAGTGATGTATTTTCTTTGGATTGATTCCACAGATTTGACAAAAAATATTAATTGGTGGGCAAATGAATATGATGATTGGATTACAGAAACAGTTGCTCTAAGAACAACTTGTCTAGAAAATCCAAACGAAACATTGTATTGTGTGGGATATGATTATTTTCACAGTCAAACTAGTTCTGGTGTTTATCTTGGTTCTTCTACAAATGTTTCCAGTTCAGAAAGTCAAGATTGGATTGTCCAACATAGTAGAATAGAAGAAGAGTTTCCAAATTGCAACTTTGTGTTTGTCGGTAAGGACATTGATTATCCTGAGTTTGAAAAATTGTTACATAAATAGTAATACAATAAGAAAAAGGAAACTATGGCAGCAGCAAACAAAGTACCAGACAATTTAAATTATCTCTCCAACATTAGTTTTCGATTAATGATTGAAGACGCACCTCATCTTACTTGGTTTTGCCAATCAGCAAATGTGCCAGGTATTTCTGTTGATGCAATTGAAATTCCTACACCGTTTGCAAATATACCATACGCTGGAGGTAATGTTTCCTTTGAAGAATTGTCAGTAACCTTTATAGTTGATGAACATCTAAAAAATTGGATTGAAATTTATGACAGATGTATCGCTTTAGGTTTTGCTGAAGGGCATGAAAAATTTAGATTACTTAAAGGAAAGTCAGATTTAACTCCCAGAGGTGGAACAGTATCCACTATTGTTTTAACTATTCTAACAAGTGCTATGAATCCACAAATGGAATTTCATTTCTACGAAGCATTCCCAATATCAATATCTTCCTTAGATTTCAGTAGTTCTGCTACTGATGTGGAATATTTCACTGCTACTGCGGGTTTTCGTTATACTAACTATGAGATAAAGAATTTATTAAATAACTAAAATTATGGAACTTGAAAAAATTATGTCGATGTGGGAAGAAGATGCTCACATTGATGACAAAGACTTGGATAATGAGTCTCTAAACATACCCAATGTACACCAAAAATATTTAGACATCTACTCTAAAGAGAAAAAGAAAATGAGTGATCTTGAAACTCATTGGAAGGTTCTTTTTCAACAAAGATGGGAAGTGGTTATTTCCAAGAACGGAAAAGCACCAGACCACAACATCAGAATATCCAAGACAGAGTTAGAACGACATTATGTTGCAGCAGATAGTGTTCTTCAAAAAGCAGAATATATTATGAATGAACAAAAGAGTAAAGTTGAATATTTGAAATCAGTTCTTTCGATGATTGAGAACAGAAGTTTCCATATCAACAATGCTATCAATTGGAGGAAATTTGTAGCAGGTCTTGGATGACCACACAAATATTGATGGAAAAGGATACTGAGGTATTCGTTAGACTTATTTGTGAGCCTCATGTGAAGATGGAACTGAATCATTATTTTCGATTCAGACCAAATGGTTATCAATTCATGCCCATGTATCGAAGGAAAAAATGGGATGGATATGTTTACCTTTTCAATATGGATAGTAATCGAATTTATGCTGGTCTCAAATCAGAAATAAGTAGATTTTCTGATGACCGAGAATATGATCTTATAGATAATACAGGAGAGATATTTGAACCAATCTCTAATGACGATTATTTTAAATTTCTTACATCATTTCCTTGTGAATATAAACTAAGAGATTATCAAAGTTTAGCAGTAAGACATTCGATAGACAATAAAAGGTGTGTGTTATTATCACCAACTGCATCTGGTAAATCTCTTATAATCTACTATCTGATACGATACTACTTACCTGAGAAAGCTCTAGTTATTGTTCCAACGCTCTCTCTGGTAAGTCAAATGTATTCTGACTTTGAAGCATATGCAAAAATAGATGATACTTTTGTGGTCGAAGAATCCGTCCACAAGATTTATGGTGGTCAAGAAAAACAGACAGACAAACCAATCATCATTTCAACATGGCAATCACTTTATGAATTGAATAAAGATTTCTTTAGTGATTTTAGTTTGGTAATAGGAGATGAAGCACATCTTTACAAAGCTCGTTCTCTTACTAAGATATTGAAGAATTTGGAAAATACTCCTTATCGAATTGGAACAACAGGAACACTAGACGGAGTAGAAGTACATAAATTAATATTAGAGGGGTTATTCGGTTCAATAAAGAAAGTAACCACTACAAAAGAACTTATCAAGAACAAGACTATATCATCGATTGATATAAATTGTCTTATTTTAAAATATAATAAAAAGGAACGTGCCATTGTATCAAAAATGAACTATCAAGAAGAGATAGATTTCATAGTGGGTCATCCAGAACGAAACAAGTATATTTGTAATCTTGTAAATGGTCTGAGTGGGAACACATTAGTTTTATTTCAATTGATAGAAAAACATGGTAACATTCTACATTCAATACTAGAAGATCTAATTGATTCTTCTAGAAAAATCTTTTTTGTTTATGGAGGAACAGATGCGGATTCAAGAGAAAAAGTCAGAGAACTTGTCGAGAAAGAAAAGGATGCTATTATCTGCGCAAGTTATGGTGTATACAGTACCGGCATCAATATTCGGAACATTCATAACATTGTTTTCGCTTCTCCTTCTAAGAGTCGTATTAGAAATTTACAGTCAATAGGTAGAGGATTGAGGAAATCTGATACTAAAGATTCAGCAATACTTTATGATATTTCAGATGATCTAACTCATAATGATAGGAAAAATTATACATTAAACCATTTTTCAGAAAGAATAAAGATTTATAGTTCTGAACAATTTCCTTATAAAATCTATGTAATATCACTCAAGGGGGTAACATGAGTTCTCACAAATATATCAAACTTTCAACAGGAGAAGAAATTCTGGCTGTGTATTTGAAACCAACAGATGGGTTTTTTAATCTGAAGCACCCAGTGCAAATAACTCATGTGTTTGAAAAAGATGAAGAAGGAGTTCGTTTTACGAAATGGATACCTTACACGGATGATGAAATAATTCCTGTATCTACGAAGTATGTGGTAACAATGACTAGTTTATCTAAGAAGATGTCAAAGATATACGATGATATACTAGGAGAACAAGAAAATAATGATATTGATTCATTTGAGGTAACTAGTATGTTAGTCAATTAGTACTGTAGCAGTATCTTCATCTCAAACCCTACAGAGTAATTATACCAGATACGACAGAATTAGTCAAGTCTTTTTTCCAGTAAAATAACACTTGACTTTATTGATATAACTTGTTATAATAATATATTATCAACAATTACTAAAAGGATTTAAATGGCTAGACCACGAACAAAACAACATTATGTAGACAATGAAAAGTTTCTAATAGTCATGGGAGAGTATAGGGAAAAATACCTTAAATCTGTTGATGCTGGTGAAGAACGTAAACCCCAATTGTCAGACTATGCTGGTGAATGTTTTCTAAAAATAGCAGAAAGATTATCTCATAGACCGAACTTCATAAACTATGCTTTCCGTGAAGAAATGGTGAGTGATGGAATTGAAAATTGTGTGATGTACGCAAGCAACTTCAATCCTGAGAAATCCAAAAATCCATTTGCATACTTCACTCAAATAATATATTACGCCTTCCTAAGAAGAATAGAAAAAGAAAAGAAACAACTCTACATAAAATACAAACAAATGGATGCCCACAATTCCATTGAAGATAATTCGGATATGCAATCTATGACTGTTGGTGAACAAAGTGGTATAGCTGCAGGAGCAACTTTAATGACAGTTGATAAACGGGCTAATATCTATGATTTCATCTATCAGTTTGAAGAAAAGAAACGAGCGAAGAAGAAACCTAAAGTGGTGTCGAAGAAAAAAGATGAAGCTATTTTAGAATTATCTCCACTCACTTCTTATATGAGAGCTTGTGCATGAAGATTGCCTTAATAACGGACACTCACTTCGGGGCTCGCAACGACAGTCTTTTATTTTTAGATTTCTTTCGTAAGTTCTATGAAAATATATTCTTCCCTACTCTGAAAGAGAGAAATATCACCGATGTAATACATTTGGGAGATGTAGTTGATAGACGGAAATTTATTAACTTCAAGACGCTCAATTCGATGAAAGAGATATTGTTTCATCCTTTAGAAGAAATGGGTGTAAACACTAGAATCATTGTTGGCAACCACGACATCTATTATAAGAACACTCTCAAAGTAAATTCGATGGAAGAACTGACAAGAGGAATGAGTAATGTTTCAATTTACTCAGACCCCTGTGAAGTGTCTCTGACAAAAGAACATAAGGTGTTATTTCTGCCATGGATATGTGCTGACAACGAAGACAAATCAAAAGAACTCATCGAAAAGACACGAACTAAAGTAGCATTTGGTCATTTACAAATTGCGGGAATAGAATCCGATAAAGGTTCTTTTATGATGGAAGGTCATTCGATATCAATGTTCAAGGCATTTCAAAGAGTATTTTCTGGACACTTTCATCATCGTTCTATTACTGGAAATATCACATATCTTGGTAATCCTTATGAGATAACTTGGAGTGATTATAACGACAAACGAGGATTTCATATCTATGATACAGAAACAATGGAAACGGAGTTCATAGAAAATCCTTATTCGATGTTTCATAAGATATATTACAACGATGAGAAAAATAATTATGGTGATCTCTCAAAATATGAAGATACTTATGTGAAAATAATTATTGAAAATAAAAACAATAATTATATGTTTGAAACTTTGATGGATAAGTTGATTGATGCTGGAACTAGTAATATTTCGGTAGTAGATAATCTTTTTGATATGGAAGATTTAGGAGATGATATAGATGGAATTGAGGATGTTGAAGATACAATGAGTGTAATCAAAAATTGTGTAAATGGATTACAAATGGAAAATAAAGAAGACTTGAATAAATTGATGCAAGACCTTTACGGTGAAGCTTTGACAATGGAAACAGTATAATGAATAGACAAGAAAGAAGAAAACAAGAAAAAATATCTAAAAAGGGAAACAATCCTACTCAAGTTAAAATGGAACTAAAAATGGATTTGTTACAGCCATGGTCGGTTCCTTTAATGAGAACAGAGTTACCACCGTATGTTTTAGATGGAATGATTGAACTTACAGATGATATGATAGCAGATGAAAAATCTGCAAGTCATGGAATGAGCCTTGCTGGTCAAATAGATACAGAATTAACTATAGATATTGAACGTTTGAAAAAAAATAATTTGGATAAGTTTTTTGATACTATGATTAAACAGTTTGTAATCTATGCAAAAACTCAACAAACACCCTATGATGCAGAAATTAAGAAAGAAACATGGTTGACTCAAATTGTGTCGATGTGGGTTGTTTCTCAACAACCAAATGAATATAATCCACTTCACCACCACACTGAATGTCAAATTTCTGCTGTAATGTATCTAAAAATTCCAAAATTAAAAAAAGAAAGAAAAGAACATAGACGGTCTGTTGATGGTGCTATTACTTTTGTTGGAAACTCGTCATTAGATATAGATTTTTCACATCCTAATATTACAATTGCACCTACTGTTGGTGATCTTTTTATTTTCGGATCTAACCAACAACATTCGGTCAATCCATATCGTTGTGAAGAAGGGGATACAGAAAGAAGAAGTGTATCTTTTAATGCTATATTTTCATCTGAAAAACTTTTTGAACAACAGAAAAAAGCTTTCGAGGAGCAGTCATTGAAAGACCAATCATGAGCAACAGACAAGAAAGAAGAAGAAGAGAAAGAGATGCTAAAAAGACACCGAAACAGTTGCAACTGGAAATGAGACTTCTTCAGCCTTGGTCTGTTCCTGTTCTTCAGATAAAGTTACCACCAGAAATATTAGATACAATGATTGGAATTTCAGATGATGTAATTGCTGATAAAGAGTCGATAAATCATGGGCAATATCTTGCTGGTCAAATAGATACAGAATTACGAGTATCCCAGGAGATGTTAGTAGATGCGGGAATAATGAATTTTTTTCACGATGTTGTAAAGCAGTTCCTATTACACACGAAAATGCAACAATATCCCTTTAACATTGATGTAGTTCAAGCTGAAAAATATTTCGTTCAAATGTTGACAATGTGGGTTGTTTCTCAACAACCAAATGAGTATAATCCTATTCATATACATACAGAATGTCAAATTTCTTCTGTGATGTATCTCAAAGTTCCAAAGTTTGCTCCATCTAAAAAAACTCATAGAGATTTAGACGATGGTTCAATTACCTTTATATCAAATGTTAGTGCAGATGCAGAGTTCAGCCAATCTTCATTATCAATTAGACCTGACGCCGGTGATTTTTTTGTGTTTGGTGCTAAACAATTACATACTGTATATCCATATCGTTGTGAAGAAGGAGATACAGAAAGAAGAAGCGTTTCTTTTAATGCTGTTTACGAAACTGGCACAACTCGTAAACGAAGATTAGAAGGCGATAACACATTACCTCAAAAAAGAAATTCGGGTCGTATCGGATAATATATTAACTAAAAAGGATATTATGACAAATTATTCTCAAGATGAAGATGATAGAGAAAAAGACAGAATTACACGAGCTGAAAGAAACGCGGGTTTCTCTTCCACATCATCAGTGAAACTTAACACACCTAAAACACATTTGTATACTGTATCATTTGACGATGAACAATTTTTACAGGTAGCAAAGATGGCTGCTAGAAGAAATGTTACCTTCAATCAAATGGTCAATATGACTCTTTTGAAAAATCTTAAAGATGATGATCAATCTGATCATGCTCCACAACTTTTAAATGAAGGTTAAATGATAGTATTTAAAAAAATCTCTTGGAGCAATTTTCTAAGCACAGGAGATGTTCCTACAACTGTCTTTTTCGATAGGTCACCAACAACTCTTATTATCGGAGAAAATGGTTCGGGAAAATCAACAATTTTGGATGCTCTTACTTTTGGGTTATTTGGCAAAGCTTTCCGTAACATCAACAAATCTCAATTAGTGAATACCATCAATGAAAAAAAGTTGATGGTTACAATTGATTTCACTATTGGTAGTAAGAACTTTACTGTTCGTAGAGGTGTTAAACCAAATGTATTTGAGATATTACAAGATGGTAAGATGTTTGACCAATTGGCAAACAATCGTGATTATCAAGAATATTTGGAAAAGGTAATTCTTAAATTAAATTACAAATCCTTCACTCAGATTGTCGTTTTGGGTAGTTCTACATTTGAACCATTTATGCAACTCAAACAATCAGACCGTAGAACAATCGTAGAGGACCTTCTCGACATTCAAATATTTTCTGCTATGAATATTTTGCTCAAGGTAAAGAATTCTGAGTTGAAAACGAATACGAATGATAATGAAAATAAGAGAGAATTGAATGTATCCAAAACAAAGATGCAAAAGAATTATATCGAAAGACTCAAAGATGACAACCATTCTGATATTTTGAAAAAAGAATCTGACATTTCAACATTTGAAGACCAAAAAACAATTGCTGTAGAGTCACTTACATCTTACCACAGTGATATCGATGAACTAACCAGTAAACTTATTACTGAGGATAAAGTTCAGACAAAAAATTCTGAGTTCGGGAATCTTCAAAATCAAATTGAAATCAAACTGAAACAAGAGCAGAAAGAAGTCAAGTTCTATGAAAAAAATTCTACTTGTTCTACTTGTAAACAGAACATAGATGATGAATTCAAAGAAGAAAAAATTACCACTCTGACTACCAGTATTACAGAAAAAGAAAATGGATTGGGAAAAATATCAACTGAAATTGAACAACTAAAAATACAGTTAGAAGAATTCCGTAGTATCGGTAGACAGATTTCAGAAAAAAACAATCAATTGTCAGCAACTAAATCTCAAATCCAATCGTTGGAAAGTAATATCGATAGAACAAAATTTGACATCAATGAATTAAAAGATAAGAAAAAACTTGACAATTCAGAGTTAAATGTGTTACAATTATTAGAGAGTGAATTTGTAGAGTTACAAAAAGATTACGAAGAGCAATGTGATACTAAACAACTCTATAACTACGCTAATGAGTTGTTGAGAGATTCGGGTATCAAAACAAAGATTATTCGACAGTATGTTCCCATTATAAACAAGTATGTGAATAAATACTTAAACGAACTGGAATTTCTAATTAACTTTTCGATTGATGAAAATTTCAACGAAACAATACAATCTCAGTATCGTGATGAATTTTCTTATTCTTCCTTTTCTGAAGGTGAGAAAATGAGAATTGACTTAGCGTTATTGTTCACTTGGAGAATGGTTGCTAAACTCAAGAATAGTGTGAACACAAACCTTTTAATTTTAGATGAGGTGTTCGACTCTTCATTGGATGCTGATGGAACAGAGGCTTTTCTGAAGATACTCAATACACTTGATGATAAAACAAATGTGTTCGTAATTTCTCATAAGGGTGAAATTTTGTATGACAAATTTCGTTCAACGATTAAATTTTTAAAAGAAAAACAATTTAGTAAAATAGAGGTAGCGTGAGTGATTTCATTTACTGAAAAGGCCGTTATTAAAATTATGAGTATTATGAATGAACAGAAAGTAACCGATGATACCAGAGTAAGAGTTGGTGTCAAGGGTGGTGGTTGCTCTGGTTTTACTTACACGGTAGATTTTGATAGTAGAAAAGGTAAGTTTGATTTAGAGTTTGAATCATTCGGCCTTAGTATTTTGGTGGATAAGAAAAGTCATCTTTACATCAAGGATACAGAAATTGATTGGTCAAATGATCTGAATGATCGGGGATTAAAATTCAACAATCCTTCAGCAAAAGGTTCGTGTGGATGCAGAACTTCTTTTATGTACGACAATGCCGAACATGCAAATGTCAAAGAACCAAGTTGGATGTAAAGTAGAAATAACAATTTAATGAAATGAAGAAAATATGAGTGATTTAATATGTGAATTAGTGAAAGAAGACGATCCTTTTTTGAGAGAGATACCAGAGGTATTTGATTTTGACAATCCTCAAGTTGACTCTGAAAAACTGGCTAAACAGATTTTTGCAAACATGATACACCATAGAGGAGTTGGTCTATCAGCAAATCAAATTGGAATACCTCTTAAAGTTTTTGGTTTTATGATGGAAAATAAAATGATTATAGCTTTCAATCCTCAAATTTTGGAAATGAGCGAAGAAACTTCTTATGTCAAAGAAGGGTGTTTATCTTTTCCTGGCTTGTATTTTCCTGTTGTGAGGGCAGAAACTATAGCTATTCAATATCAAACTTTTGATGGTGAACATGAAGCAGGTAGTTTGACCAGTATTCCATCTATGATTTATCAACATGAAACAGAACACATGAATGGAGAACTTTTTACTAAAAATGCAACGAAATATAAAATAAGACAAGCAACAAAAAAACGTGTTAAATATTTGAATAAAATAAATAAACAAAAGGAGTCGAATGGCTAAAAACAAAAAAAATATGAGCAAAAAAGAATTGGAAAAAGAAGGTCGTGAACATGGAATTGAACTTGATCGAAGACATAGCAAAGAAGACCTTATTGATGAATTGGAGGCAGTAGAAGCAGAGGAAAAAGAAGAAACAGTTGAACTTGATGAAATTGAAGAAACAGTCGAAAAAACTGACATTAGAGAAATTGCTAAAAAAGCAGTTGAAGCAAAGGGTGTTGTAGCTACTGAACAACATATAAATGATTATATCGAAAGATTTAATCTTGTTTAATTATTAAATTATAAAGGAATAAAATGGCAGAAGTTAAAGGTATAAAAGAAACTAAAGACGTTATGGAGTTTATCTTTTCATTCGTAGATGCGATTGGAAAAGCAAAAGCTGATGATAAATTTACATGGACAGACGCAAGATATTTTATTGACCCTGTGAAAAAACTTTTTGAAGCAGTTGATAATATTGAAGATGTGATACCAGAAATTACAGATATCGATGACGAAGAATACGATGAATTAGTCGCATACGTCAGAGAAAAATGGGATTATAGCGAAGAAAATTTAGAATGGGTTGTGGATACAGCTATAGAGGCGGGCAGAAGTATTCTTACACTCGTTTCTATGTCTGACAAAAAAGCATAGTGGCAATAAACAAAACGATTAACAGATATTGGCGTGATTGGGCATCAATAGTTTATTTGTTTCTCTGTGTAGTAGACTTCTTCATTGCTCCTTTGATGTGGAACATAGGTATGACTTTGATGAGTGATGAAATACTAATGAACACTAGTAGATGGGAACCGCTTACGCTTGGTGCTGGAGCAATTTTCCACATCTCATTTGGGGCAATACTCAGTGCAACAGCTTGGAAGAAAAAAGAAGAACTGGAAGCTCATAATAATAGGAATGATTCTACTACTTAGTAGTTTTGAAGTAGTGGGTGAAGAAGGGAATAGAACTACTTCACCAGTATCATTAGAATCACTCATTAAAATGGGAGAATATTCTAAACTGATTTATACAGATAAGGGGATATTTGCTAAAGGTGAAGTGTCACCAGATGATCCAGAATTTTATGGCTTGAACAAGATGATTGAGAAGCAATACGAAGTCAAGAAAAATGAATTTTCGTATTATGTAATACAAGAACAAGGAACCACAATTCTAATTTTTAGAGGAACAACAAATACTAAAAATATTTGGACAGCTATAGATGTAAGAACATTTTATGATAGAAGATTAGATGTTAATTTACATAAAGGATTTAGAGATGCGGCTGCCTTACTGCTTGAAGATATTTATGAAAATTATGAATTAGACCATACAGTATATTTGACAGGACATTCTTTGGGTGGTGCAATAGCACAAATCATTGGGATGTGGATAGATTCAATGAAGGATGAAAACGGAGTAAAAAAATACAATGTTGAAATTTTTACTTTCGGAGCACCAAAAGTTACTACAAAATTTCTTTTTAATGAACCCAAACATTGGAGAGTGGCTATTGGGAGTGATCCTATCCCCTTTATGCCTAGTCTCCCTTATGTTCATTCAGGAATACATATAGACCCTGAAACATTAGATTGGAACGAAACACATCACGAAGATAGTTTGTGGTCAATTGATAGTTCAGATCATTCGATTAAAGATTATCTAGATATATTATATGATCATTCAGAATGTGATGCTAAATGTCGAGGGTCACAACCAATAAGAGAATGACTATATGAAGATTATACTACACATATTAATAATATTACTTCTCAATAGTTGTGCAAAAAACGTAGCAGACAAAAATAATGATTTGGGTAGTGGTGATAAGTCAAATTTACCAGTTGCATTAACCGCCCTCATTGAACACGCAGAGTATTGTAAAGCAATTTATGATATTGGTGGTGATCAAAAAGATGAGGTTGCGTTTGAAGTAATACAAGATAGTGGAATATCAATAATTGTTATTAGGGGTACGGCCAATGAGGCAAATGTACTATCAGATATTGATGTAAGATTGGTAGATGATGCACGTACAGGAATCAAACTCCATAAAGGATTTCGCGATGCGGCTATAACTATTATGCAAATTATAGATACTTCAACCACGACAGGAAGAACCATTGTTCAAGGACAGACACTTAAATATCCTCTTGAACAAACAGTACACGTTACAGGACACAGTTTAGGTGGAGCCGTTGCACAAATAATAGGAATGTGGCTTCACAAGAGAGGTAAGAATGTTCAAGTTTTCTCTTACGGAAGCCCAAAAGTCTCTTCTCAAGTTTTGTCTAGTGGACAACCCTCTCATTGGAGGGTGGTTCGCCTTAGCGATCCTATCCCTATGTCTCCTCCTTGGCCTTATCGTCACACAGGACTTTTTATAGATAGTCAAGATTTGGATTGGGGTCCAGACAACGATAAACAATTGATTTCACAAACAGATGGTTTAGACCATTCAATTTTAAAATATGTAACAACATTAAAGGAACAATTATAACATGGCAAATGATGTAAAAGTATTGAAACTAACTACTGGTGAAGAATTAATATCAAGAATGGAAGAAAGCGACGATGGATTTTTGATTTTAGAAAAACCTATGTCTCTCCAACAAATGGGATCAAACTCTGCTGGTCATATGGGAGTCGGTTTAGTGCCTTGGAGCATATCTGGAAAAACAGATAAAATTACTCTAGACAATAAACACGTTATGGTAATTTTAGAACCAAAAAGAGAAATGGAAACAAATTATCTTTCATCAATAACTGG